ATGAACCTCGCAAACCTAACTCAAGAAGAAAAAGACAAAGTGAATGTCGATTTAGCCGCTTCAGGTATCGCATATAAAGAACGCCTCAATATGCCAGTTGTTGCGTCCGAAGTTGAACGACAACAACCAGCACATTTGAGAGCGTATTTTAATGAACGATTAGCGTTTTATCGTGAGAGAAGCAAGAAGTTGCCAGATGGAAAATCGGTGCAGTATTTGAAGAGTGAGTAAATTGCACATTTAATCACTCTTTAACTGCATCAATTCTTTTTGGTGAAATAATTCTTGTTAAGAATGCTTTCATTAAATTTGTCATTGTTGGTTCTATTTTATTACCAATAATGTAAGAAATGAAAACCATAAAGAAAATAACAAATGTAAATAAAATATATTTGTTTAATTCTCCATATAAATTATCAAATACTACATACCCTATTTTTTGGTGCAGTAGGTAAAGTGGGTATGTGGCTGCGCCAAGCTTCATAAATATCGGATTGCTTAGCCATTTTATATTGAAAAATATCATAAAAATCATTAATAGATAAAATGACACAACTATTGATACTGTTATCATATCGCTAAAGCTGTCATTATAATAAATTCTCATATACTCATTATATTGGATAGCTGAAAGAGATGAAATCACGCAACATATGATTATACTCAGTATTCTTCTTAGATTAAATCCAGCACTCCAAGAATAATAAAGAAAACCTCCAGCAATAAAATATATTGAATAATTTGAAATCGTAAGCTTTTTTAAAGCCCCATTATCAAAATACCAAGCAAATAAAGAAAGCACCATCCATAAGTACAGTAAATACTCAGCTCTTTTTATTTGTCCGCATATAAGAATGACTGCCACCAAAAAGTAGAAATATATTTCAACATAAAGACTCCAATATACACCATCAACGGATGGGACTCCTATAAATCCAGCTAGCATGCTTAAATTTATAATGTAGTCTTTTGTTGATACAAATAAAGATGGGTTGTCATTAAAAAATAAAATAACAATAAAGGTAATTGTGCAACATAATATAAATGCAGGATATAGTCTTGAAACTCTAGATATAAAAAACTTAACAACAGAACCATGGTGAGCACTCATCATTATGACAAACCCACTAATCATGAAGAACAACTGAACCCCAAGGTGTCCGTACTTACCTATTGTTGAAATGTTATCAATATGCATCAGTGTTAAATTATCAGCTTGAAAACCTCTATAAGAGTAATGGAAAATAACAACCATGATGGCAGCTATAAATCTAATAAGATCAAGACCGTATATTCTCTTTTTATTATCCTGCATTGTGATTTACTTTTTCTTACATTAATTTACTTAATGATATATCTAACCCCATCTCTTATCAAATAAAGATTTATTAAACGGTACAGGTGTCAACTTATTGAAATTCTACTCTTTGGAATTTTATGGTGTATGCTCCTGAGGCTGTTGATGATGTAGATATGATACTGCCAATAACACTGATCACAGTTGTCGCATTACTATCGTTGAATAGAAGTATATCTCCAACCTTGAACTTGCCTGAACTATCTGAAAACACCCCATTTGTCACTATCGATGAGATAGAATAATCATCATTTACACCAGATTTCGAAACGGTTTTAACAGAATCAAGAAAAACAACTTCTTGCCCAATGAAAAATCTATGATAAGTGGGGATATTACTATAATTAGCAGATAGATAGATCCTTTCCATTTTTGAATTATTTTTGGTTAGATTAAAACCTGATATTTTACCAAATTTAAATAAAGTTCCAGTGGTTTCAATTACTCTAGAAAAGTCAAAAACGTATGTTCTAACTGTGTCTTTTGTTAGGTTAATTATGGACGAGTTTAGAATACGGCTATCTCTAATGTAACCAATGATTGATGAAAATGCTGGTCTATCTTTTATCTCCCCATTAATTAAAATTTTGGAATTTGAGATACTAGCGCCGTTGGATATTTGTATATATTGAATTCCAACTAATGGGTTAAGTATATCAATAACTGAGTTTTTTATTTCTATCATGTGATCTACTGAGTTAATTAACGGAACTGGATTTAATGCCTCTATCCCGTTAATCCCTTTATTTGTAATATAACATGAGTCAATAACTGGTAATTTAAATAAATCAAAATTAATACCTGGGCTGGATACTTGATTAAGGATTTTAGAGTTTCTAATTGTACATCCATACAAATCAACAATACTTCCCCTCATCCACACGCCATTAGTTTTAGTTGTTAATAGGTAATCATTATCATGATATATAAGGCAATTATTAGCCTTCACTCCTTCCACTGATTTGGATGTGGTTAATATATTAGCGTCCATATTGTTATATATTGCGCAGTTATCAAATATAACTTGATAAACTCTACCAGCCTCTGTCTCTATATTAACACCAGCTGAAGGGTTTGAATTTATTTCATATGTAGATGCTTCTGATATATCACACCCTATTGCGTGGTATAATCCATTTCCAGTTATAGACCAATTATCTCGACCGCAACCTTTAATTTTTACTGCATTTAATATTGTTGATTTAGGTCTTTTGAATTGGTTTGCAAACCAACCATCACCAGTGTAAAGACCGTCTAATGGCATTTTATCTATCGTCACGCCTTCAATGTAGAGTGATTTGTAATTACGGACTCTTATGCCGTACCCATCGCATTGGCGACCAACATCACCCCATTGCCCACCAAGGATGAGATTTGACATATTTCCATCAAATGAAACCCCCTTAATTACAATGTTTGATTGTGGGTTTTCAACGATGTTAAAAATAAAACCAGTGTCTGCGCGAGTAGAATAATCATTACTAGTCGGTGAATATGGTCTTGGCTCTCCGGTTTCTGGGTTAAATGAACCAAATCTCAAACCATCTGCAAGTTTAAACTTGGCTCCATATCCAATGATTATTAAATCACCAGTTAAATTTTGTAGATTTAGATTAAACTCAACCCCATAAGCCCTGACAACACTAGGGTCGTGATCTGCTGGTTCATTTCTGTGTTGAATTCCGATGTAATACTCACCTGCTGGAATAAAAACAATACCACCACCATGATCCATAATATCGTGAGATAGTTTTTGTAGTGAAAGAGTATTTTCTTCAGCGGTATTTCCGCTTTTAAGACCATAAGATGCAGCATTAAATGTCTGTTTTAATCTATCGCACAACGTCTCATATTTATTAATGCCAACTAAACATGAGCCGGACGCCGAAGATAACTCTCGCTGTTTTACTGCGCCACCAACTAAATCAACTCCATTATCTGACGCAAGCTCTTCCCTAAATCTTTTATCAAACTGGTCTGGATCGTACTTCAACACATTCGGATAATAGAATTGCTGCGCTCCGTAACTGTTATATACAGCCATACTGTGACCTGCCACTGTCACGAACTTAGCAATCTGCCCGTTATAAACAGGAAAACCAGCTTGATTGATAATTAAAGGCTGCGGCACTGGAATATGAGAACCATCTTCATTTTCTAAATAAACCTGAATTTGGTTTTCTGGTAATGTTGGATCGGTACCAATTTTACCAATATAAATCTTACCATTACTCGCCGCTTGGAATTTCCTTGCGAGAGTGAATAATTGTGACGGCATTGACACGACGACATTAGGGATAATATCTGACATTGCTTTCTCCAAGCGTGAGTATTCGCACCAGATTAAAGCTGGCGTATTTTGGACGTAAAAAAACCGCAATTAAGCGGTGTTGTTATTTTGTTGGCTGTCCATAGCCCAATTAATCAGTTCCTGACTTCTGCTTGCGTTACAGCGCTTAAACTTTGTGAGATTGTAGAGACTGCCTTTTCGAACTTACTTGTTCCTGCTGGAGTTCCTGCTAGTCTCATTACAGCCTCTCTAACTGGTTTACTTTCATAGATGCGAGCTAGTGCGCCATAAGTTCCAGCGCCAATTGCAGTTGATGGTTTTATGGCCGCGCCTAGGCCAAGTATGAATGGAATTGCTTGCTGACCAGTCGGCGTTGTGACGCCAGCTTTTGCGGCTTGTTTGGTCGCTTCTAAATACTTCTTCAAGCCATTTATATAAATAGCATCTTGACCTCTGAATGCTATCCCTGTTTGGTTTGACATGATATTTAGTTGCCTCAAGAACTGATCTGGAGAGTCACCGGCTTTCTCAATCGCCTTACCAATAATGGCATTTCTCATTTGAGCGCGACCACGAGTGTCAACTGAGTTATATAAACTACTAATTTCAGATTTGTTTTTGCTAAATAAGATATTGTTAACCACCTCTGGAGTTAAATCACCTTTGGTTAAGATGTTCTTCAATCGAGTATTTAATATCTTATTTGCTTCATCGGCATAGATAGCATTGGCTTGGTTATATTTACGTAAAGTATCAGCGCCTAAGTTTGATGATATTGCATCACTAGCGTCATCAGACATGGCTTTATAAACTCTATTTATCGCAGCATCAGAGCGATTAGGCATAGCCATTCTCTCACCCTTGACGTCTTGTCTAAATTGGGTTCTTAAGTCTCTTAATTGAGAAATATCAACGTTACCAGATGCAAGCTCATTCCTGTAAGATTGCAATTTTGAGATGGTCTGTGTATCAGCAACCTCCCCAAGTTTAGATAATTTAGCTATTTCGCTATCAATCTGATTTATTGCTCGGTTAGGTGTGATAGGCACACCAGATAACGCATTCTGTATTGATTCCAGTCTTTCACCAGCCGCCTGTTTTATTGTCGATGTTTTTCGCTTTAAGCTCTCAACAACTTGACTAGGATCGTACTCACCAAACCTGTCTGCGAAATCACGAACAAGTTTACTCCTTGCCTCTTGTTGGTTTGAACGCAAACCTGCCGTACCAGCAAAAGGTATGTTTTCAGCAGCCCCTTGAGCTAACCTTCCAGTTTTTGATTGCGGAGGTACAACGTCAGTTGTGTATAAAGGAACATTATTCTGCTTAGCGAATTCTGACAGCTTAGATGCCTCTTGCGTTGGTTTTCCGGTTGCCACCCGATAACCACTATTAATAAGCTTCTCCGCCGCTTTAAACCCACCTCCAAGCCCTGCTGATAATGCTGTTTGTAGCGGGTTAATATCGCTACCGCCAGCCATATTAACAGTCGATTGTAGAGCTAAATCTGTGCCTGCTGATTTCGCAGTGGCACCTAGTACAGTTGATGCTCTTCCCGCTGGAGTAAATGCGGCCGCGTTCGCGATAAATGGCATAACATCTTCAGCTGATAGACCAGGCTTATTTAATGCATATCGACCAGACGGTAAGTCAACTAACAGGTTCCCCTTTTCATCTTGAGATACCTTGCCTCCCATATTCCCGATCACTTTTACAAAGTCGTTATCGTTGCCGAACATTTGTACCCAAGCCGCTTTCATTGCATCAGTATTAAATGCATTCATTTCTGGAGAAGACATGATCCCTTCGAGCCCTTGAACTTCAGGAGTCATCTTGCTTTCACCAGTAAAAGCATCTATCACATTTTCACGGAACCCTTTAGCATCATCAGACGATTTCTGTAAACCTTGAGAAAGATTCTGGTTGGTTTGCTTCATGCCGGCGATGTAACTATTTTCTGGCGGTGCTGATTGGGGCGCTTGTTCTGGTTGTTCATCTAAAACAAAACCATCTGGCAAGCTATTATTTACAGGCTCATCCAAAACGAATCCATCAGGTAATCCTAAATCGGTTGCCATTGACCACCTCTAAAAATTATTTTTTGCCCTGTTTTTGGGTTGGTTGCGGTAGTTCCTTCGGAGATTGAGCCTGACTGACCTCCACGCTGATTTTCAACAGTTGTTTTTGGAGGTTGCTGTTGCTCGTTAGTGTTACTCGTCTGCTGGTTAGGTGGTGTTCCATATCCAGAATTAATAACCATCATGGCATCAAATGCTTTTCCTGACTCTGCTCTAATTGCCTTAAATTGGTTTTCAAGAAGTCTGGATTTTGTTTTTACAGCAGCCTTTTCATCACCTAATTGTGGCGTGTATGCTCTAAAGTAGCGCTCCATTTCAAAATCAGGGATGGCGGCGCCTGACTCCTTACGAAGAATTGCTAGAACTGCATCCTGCATTGATGCTATATACGACTGCTCATCACCAGATAGCGCCATTCTAGCAAATGTTCCATCCCTTAAAGCTGAATTTATTGCAGCAGCTCTTTGTGGTGAAACCTTGCCAGACTCAACAAGTGCATTCGCTGTATCGATCCCATTTCTAACTCTAAAAGCAAAACCTGCAGCCTTTCTTTGCTCACCAGTCGATTTTTCCATTATTCTATTAGCTTGATTTATTGATATTGGCTGACCCATTCCATCCATTTTAACTGGTTGATTTATTGAACCCCTTTCCTCATCACCATTTGAATAATATTTAATTATTCCGCCATCAGGCGCTTCCTCAACCTTAAATAATTTTCTTTCTGATGGTTTAATTCCAGCGGCTTGAGCAAATTCTTTGGCGCCTTCTGGATCGGTTTTTAACATTTGTGCATATTGAGAATAATTTTGCATTGCGGATGTTGGTGCGTAAGCAGAGGTTAAGGCATTAGCTCTTGATATATTTTGTCCTCTAATTTGTATTTGATGACCTTCTCTCGTCAACGCTTCACTGGCTTGATTACTACGGACTGTCTCGGAAAGTTTATCTCTATCAATAGATCGACCTTCGATTTTATCCTGAATATCAAAATACTTATCAGGGCCTAATGCAGACATGCCGATATGGTCAGCTAACTCTATAGCCCCTTTGGGGTTTTCATTTGCCATAGCCAGAGCCTGCTGAGGGTCAATGCCTAATCGTCTTAACTCATCAGCGTTTTTACGGATGTAATCAGTAGCATTACCACTATTAATAGCCATCCGGTAGCCAGATGCTATGTTTCCTAAAGATTCCCTGACATCCTCTGATATTCCTTGCATACCTGATGTTATTTTCTCAGCCTGATCTGGATATGTAGCCATTAACTGCCTCATGGCGTCTCTATCTCCAGATGCATACGCCTTACCCCACAAAGATTGGAATTCCTTATCTCTTTGCTGAGCTTGCTGTTGCTTATACATTTCACCAAGTCCACCAAGCCCTTGAGCTAACTGCAATCCGATGTTATTAGCTCCAGACCGTTGTAGGTCATTATTTTCTCGGATCATAGCAAGAGTTGCGTTTGCGTCACTTGCTTTGGGGGCGTTAGTATTATTTAAACCAATACCGCCAAGAAATCCCCCTGATCCCTGCTGGTTCCATGTAGCCATATCATCACCTTAAAATAATGAACCAAGAACACCAAGACCGCCACCTATCGCAGCGCCCCATGGACCACCAATAGCCATGCCGGCGGTAGCACCACCTAATCCACCCATAATCCCTTGTTGCATAGATGAAGGACGGTTAGCCATAGCCGCTTGAGCTGCCGCATTCTGTTGTAGTAACTGACCTGTATTATTGGCGTAACTCTGACCTGCGTTTGCCTGACCTTGTAATGCGCCTAGACCTATATTCGCCAAATTCTGATAGTTGTTCATTTGGTCAGAAAGCCAGCTTTGCCCTAACATTGGCGCAATAGAAGCGAGTTGATTGCTTGTCGCAGTGGAACCAAGGCCACCCATAGCTTCTGCACCTGCTAACTGCTGGTATCTGGCTTGGTTTGCTAAATCATTAAACTGTTGAGAATTGTAGTATTGGTTTAGTGCGTTACCTTGCCCCTCTAATGTTGACAGATTTTGCATTTGTCCAATGTACTGTTGCGCCATAGGTGTAAAAGGAGCCAAGTTATTCATGGTTGTTTGCCATATTTCACGCTGTAACGCTGTAGCTTCACGAGTCGCATCAGCTTGAGCACCTGCACCACCGTCACCGCCCCCTTTCATATATCCATGCATGGGTAGCAGTGAATTTCTGAATCTCTCTGAAATAATCAGCATTTTAATAACTCCTCGTACTGTTCGCGTTTTAGTTGATAAATGGTGACACCTACCGGTTTACCATTACTGATGTACGCATCATCTAAATGACCGACACGAGTAGCGCCAAGCATTTTCACAATAACGCGACCATATTTTGTGGTATCAGGAACCATAGTTACCGAGTTAGTGAATTGACTATTTTCCAGTAACCACTTGCAGAATAATTTGTGTGCATCAAAGGCGTACTTGCCACGGAACCCAGCATCAAATATGGCGTGACACTCAACAACTGTATGCCAAAAATTACGCACCTCGAAAACACCAACCAACAGAACTCCTTCATAAATACCTAAGTAAAGCGCATCAGGTTTAATGAAATACTGATCATTGCTATCAACGATATTCCCTGTGTTCGACTTATCATTTAAAAACTCAGATAGTCGAACAGGATTATCAATAATTTTAATTTCCATTAGTCTATTAATCCGTGTGTTCTGAGCGCATCTTCAAGCGCCTTGATTCGTTGTCTTGCCTCGACTAAGCCATTAGCCAAAGTTTGTATTTCTGACCGTGTGTAATCGGCGCTGAATGAGTAGGATTGGTTGGCATTAAACGAGCCCTTAAATGACGTACCCGTTGCTGATGTAAAGCCAGTAACTCGAGAACCAACAACTTTAGTTCCGTTTACTGAGTAGGATGTTGAAACATCGATGGGCGATAAAAGCTTTTGTTTTTCTGTTTTGCTGAGAGAAACGTAATCAACTTTAATTTCAGATATTCTTCCATCAAGGTCTTGTATCTTTATTTTCAGCCCATCAATGTCTTGCTCAACGTTAAGGACTCTGACCTCTAACTTCGATAAATCATCTTCCGTTTTTGTGATACGGGATTCATGATTTGCTAATTGATTGCCATGTAGAATAATAGTCTGCTCAGCATCACCAAGTCTTTCCTCATGATCATCTAGAATAATGTCTTGTTCATCATTTTTAACTTGAGCATCGAGCGCTTCTACGCCAGCTTCATTTGCACGACCAGCTACTTTTGCCATATCATCAGCGCCACTCAACACTATACGTCGATAGGTTTCGCTAAAGTTATCAGGTAGGATATTTGGAACAATATAAGAGGCCTGAATTTCTATGGGGTTAGAAAGGTTTTTATTTGCCATCATTCAACCCTCATAGACAGATCACTCAGCGTTACAGGGGATTTAGTGATCACTCGAACCTTAAACCCTATATTCTTTCTCACCCTTCCCACTCTTCGCCACAAAACACGGCGGTCATATTGGAATGGTGAGTTCTGTTCAATCATTTGCTCTCGACCAAAGTTAACGCCATCAGTCGTTGCAGATAGGAATAACTTATCAGCAATCTGAGCAACGCCTGTTGATGCTTCAAGCTCTAAATCGAACACTCTTGCGTTATCGGCTTTAACCATAGGCGTGTATAAAATATGCTCTACTTGCTTGTCGTACTGAGATGATTTATTGAAGGCAAGATTACCAATAACTCCCTCATTCTTATCCGCGGCAGTGATCTGATTACCTTCGTACATAAAATCAATTGCACGATATGTTTCTTCATACAGTCCAGACTTTAGAATGCACCACTGCGGATATTGCTGACTGCCCGCTGCATCAAAGCAAAGCGTGTGACGCTGTAAGTGAATAATGAGTAACTCATGACCATCAAATCGAATAGACTCAAGAACCGCATGTGATAACTCGTCTGACGTATAGCTACGAATGATCTTATCAATACTTGCGGTAGATATTTGACTGGCAGAACCAGAACCCAAAACATAAACTGATGGCGCGCCGTTTGCAGGGTTGCTGATAAATGCAAATGACTCTCCGAACTTACACTTAGCATCACGCCCAGCAATACCTATCTGAACCATATAAGATGGTTGTGGCGCATATATTACTTGTGACGCGTTTGTTGAGCCGGTAATGGTAAAGTATTCGATAGTTGACGAGCCAAAACAAAGCACCATGTCACGCCAAGAGGAAATGGCGATTATGCCGTCAGGTTGAGATTCAGCAGTGTAAAATGGACGATAACGATCAGGTTTAGACTCATCATCTAAATCAGTAACACCGAACCTTTCACCGCCTTTCTGTAGCCAAATATAACGACCACGATTACGAGCGACATCAACAACATCACCTAATTCGTATTGAGTATATTTTTCGACTACCTCTAATACTTCCTGAGTCATCAAAAACTCAGTAACATCTTTAGCTGTTTGCTCGCTAGATTTAGCAAGGTTCATTTTATACGTGACTGTGATTTTACCACCTGCGCGCTTAACACCTTCTACAAGAACATCAGTAAGATAAGGCTTATCATCTTCTTCCTGCTGAGATAATTTAACGCCTACCATTTGCTCAGTGATAAGCATCTCATTACCGGTTTTACCATCAGAAGTTTTAGGCGTGATTTTTAACGTTAAGAACCCATCCAGATCACCCTTTGTGAGTGGCACAAAATCATCATTGCCGTCTTTGTGAGTCCATTTTTTAACGTCGCGTTTATACCCTTCGGTAATTACCTTTTCTTCAGGCCAGTTAGATAATTCTTTAACCTCACCGTCATAGCGATAGAGTTTTAATTGACCTCCTGACGCTACTGCTTGACTGTAACCAGAGTGCGCCATGGTAACCCTGTCTTTACCTTGAATGTCAGCAATAGCATTCTGTCCACGATAAAGCTTATTACCACACACGCGATAGACCGTGTTGTTTTTCGTGTTGTACTGGACACCACGAGACACACCATCGACGCCATGACGCATTTCTAATGCAGGGAACGAACGCAAATAACCGGACGCATTCAATACTTCTTTCGGTGTGGCCAACATATTAACCGGAAGACCGTCAATGTAATCTGCTGTGTGCGGGTCTTTTCGCAAACCTCTAGCAAGAGGAATCTTTACCTGTGGCATTAAACCCCCTTTCGACGTAATAGCTATCTACGCCTAAAGCTGTGTACTTATTACCTTGACCAACTGGCATATCCCCACGCCTATCAATAGATGGTACATTAAGCGTATCAAGTAATAATGCATCATAAGAAGAAGATGCTGATGCCTCTTGTCTTGGCGTTGGCTCTAGCCCGTAATCAGTTAATATTCTGAGTAACAATTGGTAGCCGATAGCTTGTTTGTATTTGCGAGGTAAGCCAGAATCATCACCTGGTGCTGGTTGCTCATCTTCTAGTGAAAACTTATAACCCAAGTCACCAAATGTTATTTGTAGTTCGGACATCATATCTTCTAGATCATGAATACCATCCTCTACCGATTGAGGCTCAGCATCAGTTAGCGTCGCATCAGAAGCAACGCCAGCCTTACGCAACGCAAATAGAACAATTTCACCTTTAGTCAGTGTCATTGCCATTTGTTTCTGCCTTCTTAGTTGACTTTGATTTCTTTACTTCTGGATTAATGACCTCATCAACCGAAGCGACGAAGCCAAGTTCCTTAAATGCAGGAAAATCACTAGCCACAATGACGGCCTGTACATAACCATTATCATTGTTAGCCCATGCGAAAACGCTTTTACGTTCCATATTTACCTCAAATAAAAAAGGGAGCCAAAGCTCCCAAATAAACAACGAGGGTATTAGACATTTCCGAAGAATTGACCGCCAAAGTGTGGATTGAAGCACACATAAGCAGGTAGCAAGTCGAAACGCATCATTTGCTTGTTAGCGTCACCATCAGCATATTTGTGTACGCGGATAGAGAAACCTTCATATGTGGCCACTGCTGAATCAATGCTGTGTAATTTTGGCAGCGGGATAGTGCCTAAGCCACAGAACATTTTATTAAAGAACAGATTAGGCTTCATTTGCTGCTTAGCAGTACCGATCACTACAACCTCATCACCTGCTGCTACTTTGCGATCAACTGCGTTGTACTGTTTGTTTACAGCGTCATACACCGGAACACCTGAAAGTTTAACAGTGACATCACCAGTACCATCAGAGTTTGCATCTTCAAGAACGGTGGCGGTGAAACTGATTGCAGTAGAACCGTTATACAGAGTTTGCTTGCTTTGCTGATTTAACCAATGTGTTGCAGTAAATTTAATCTGATCACCAGCTTTAAAGAATCCAGTCTTGCTTGCTGTTGCGCCAGTAAGAGTAACAGTGAACTGATAGGAATCTTTAATGGCAGTGTAATCCACTGTTGGAGCTGTTTTAACAGTCAGTGTTCCGCCAAAATCACCTTGCTCACGAGATGCCAAGCCATTTGACATTAGAGCCTTAATACCGCCAAAGTTACCCGGAATTTGTGCATTTTCCCACGCTGTACGCACTAATTGGTCAGATGCATGCAAGCCAGTTTGCGCATCAGCGAGACGTTGAGCTGACCACGGATCCATTACTGCGTAGTTATCGCCAGATTTAATGCCGATATCTTTCAAGAAGGTAGCTGTCTGAGCAACATCTGACCATTTGGCAATTGGTGAGTTTGGAGTACCAAGTGACAATGCACCATTATTCATCATGAATTGAGCTAATTCAGTCTCAAGGTCAGTGACCATTCGAGCATGAATTGGCGCTAAGATTTGGTCTAACTGGTTTAGCTTTAAGGCTTCTTCAATTTGAGCCCACTCAACAGCGACAGTGATATAATTACCAACGCGTCCAGTCGCCTTACCCGAAATAAGACCATTCTTTGCTTTACCAGTAATGTCACCATCAGCCGTACGCTCAGAGCTGAATTGATGTGGGCGCTTAAAGCTGACACTTTCGCCAGTGCTTGAGTTGATTTCTCCAGCCAGTAATTGGCGATCAACTGTCTTACATAAAACCAAGTCTGACATAAAGCCCGGTAAAAACTTTTTAAGTACAATCTGACTTACGTTTGAATCTAAGTTATTAGCCATGTTTTACACCTTGTTTATTCAATAATTGCGCCGGGGCACAGTTTGTTTAATTCATCAGTCGTGACGCTTCCCGCTCCACCTTTAACTTCCGGCTCAGGTTTAGGTGCTTTCTTTGGTTTTGGTGCTAACTTAACTTTCTGGCTAAGCTGACCAAGTAGGAATGCTGCACGTATTGGGTCTTTCTCAGCTGTAAGCCGCTGGCGCAATTCTTTATTCTTACCAAGTGCATAAGCAATTAGCTCAGTACCTTCATCGGCAGCTCTAAGTAAGATTTCCTGATGGATGATTGGAACTTCATTAGTGACAATCTCTTCCATCTCAGCGTAATCTTTTACAGGTAACTTAGATGCTCGTTGCTTATGATCTTCCAGTCGCTTAAGGATTTTTTCCTTATAGTCGAGCAGCTCTTTCTCCTTGGCTTTTTTACTCTGATCAGCACGGCTTTTTTTCTCATACCAATCAGTTAATGCTTTCTCGTATGCCTCTTCACTCCAATCACATGACTCTAGTGTTGGCTTCTGAGGTATTTCATCATTATGATTACCCGCTGGCTCTTGCGTTTGCTTGGCTGTAATTTCCTCAAGTTGGCGCCTTAGCTCACGGTTTTCTTTCTGAGTATCTTTAAAGCCTTTTCGAAGGTCTTTAACCCACTGTGGAGCTGGCTTCCCCTCAATTGAATCATCGTCATCAGTTAACGAGATTTCTTCATCACCGATTTGCAAGGAGTAGTCTTGCTCCTGTTCGACACTCTGATCTGGTTTTACTTCAGCTGAATCACCAGTGACAACCTCGGCATTATTAGCGGTATTATTCTCACTAACTTGCGTTGGTTGATCTGTATTTTCCTGCTGTTGTGATTCCTGATTTTCAGACATAGGCATTGCCTGACCATCAATGATCAGTTCGTTTTCCATTTATTACTCCTTAACTCTGCGAGAAGTCCGCAGGAGACTGTTGGTTATTTTGTGATTGAATGGTTTTCGCAACGTCTAGGCTTTGCTTATGCTGCGTATCTGTTGCTTTTAGAATTAACTCGGCATCTGCTCGTAATGAGTCGCCTTGTTCCTTCTGGAAGTTATGTAACATTTTAAGCGCCTCTCTAATTTCAGCGCGCTTTGTGCTATCTGCTGATGCAAGAAGCTGTACAACTTTAGCCTCAGCAACCCTAGCTTCTGTTTGTGCTTGGAATGCTTTAACCTGGATGGAGAGCTCTTCGTTTTTCGTCTTCTGGACTTCTGCCTGTCCTTGCAAGTACACACCTTGCGCTGCCAATAACTCAGCGTTAGGCTGTTGCGCCTGTTGCTGTGCCTGAGCGACAATTTGCTCTTCTTCTGCGTTGCGAGGCTTCACGACACCTTGAGTGAGTAGCTGATTGCGGTTGTACTCCTTGAACTCATCAAGGCCTTCGCCATCCATGTTGTCCAAGATAATCCCCTGAACAACTGCGCGCATAGGATCTTGAGGAAGCATCCCAGCAAGAAGATTTGTCAGCACTGAAACAGTGGCATCACGCCTTGCTGTATAAGATGGCCCTACATCAACCGTGACATCATAACGACCAGTAGATAAATCATTCATGGCTACAATTTCGCCTGTTTGTTTATCTCGTATCGTCACAGACATCAGCGCTATATCATCAGTACCATCCTCATTAACTACGCGAACTTGCCTATCAGATCCATATACTTCTCTAGCCATCGACAGCCATACTTCACCAGCCCGTTTCAAGCTTTTAGCCATGTTATCCAGATAGATAAACGATGCCATGTCAGAGCGATGCATGAGGCTATTAACAGTCTCTTTGGCAATATTACTAGGCATTTGTTGCATTGCCTGACTAGCACCAGTTACTTCCTGAATATCTAAGCTTGTTTGCTGCAACAGTGCAGCCATTGCCTGATTAAGTGGTTGTGGTTGCGTATAACCAATTGCTGATGCTGGCGCAATAACATTGCCTTGCTTATCGGTTATTTCATTCAGAGGAAGGAATGCAGGTCTTTTTGAGTTTCTATCAGCCCAGTGTTTTTCAAGCCCTTTAATCTGTTGCTTGCCAACAATAGGAACCGAACCGGGGTCTTGAGCTGCTGAATCAGCAAGCATTGACACCTGTAAGTTATAAAGGCGCTGAGCATCCATTGCTTTTGCAATATGCCCCTCGACTCGCTCGATGTCATCAATAAACCAGCGCTTACCATAAACAGGGATTAATGGAATGTGCTCACCCGGTATTCTCTGAGCTTTCTCAAGGAATCCATCACCATCGACCACTGACACATAAACTCGACGGCGCTTAACTGTTCTTCGAGCAACTTCAACAAAGCCAATATCAATTAATTCATCACCAACCTGCTCAAGTTGTTCGCTGTCATAGGTAACAACCTCTGAAGTAATTGGGTTTTGGAAGCTGACAACATCAACTGATTCTTTTCTTACCTCATAATACTTAGCGATATAGACAACATCAGAATCAAACCAGTCATAATCCCATGACCTATCAATACCTACATCTAACGTTGCTGGGTCTTTTTTGTACTCAGCCTTGTACTTCTCGGTGGATAGCGAGTACATGCAAAAAGCCCATTCGGCATCAGACTTGTCATATTTCTTGGCGTCAGGGTCAAACCACACTGAACGAGACGGATCATAAATAGGCTCGATAGAAATTCGCTGCCTGTCGTCCATCGGGTCTAACTCATTGACCAAGTTTGTTGTTAACCTAAAGCAACCAAATCCACCTGTTGCTGCGTCATCAAACGCATTATCACAAGCCTCGCCACCGTCAGTCTCTTCGTAGTCAGCACGGAACAAGCCATTTAACTTATCTGCTAAATCTTCGCTGGCTTCTTTGTCACCCGGTCTAAACTTAACGGTGATTCGGTTATTGCGATACTCACTGATGATCCTGTTTAACTCGGTGGCTATCTTGTTTATTTCAAATTTAGGGTATTTTTCAAAGTGGTCATTGAGTTTAGTGCCCGCAGAAGTTGCACCCTCCCACTGACCACCAGGCACTCGTGCAAACCGTGTTGCTTCGACGCATTTCGCTCTCACATCTTCTTGCGGTGAGTGCGCACGGTCAAACCTGAGCATTATTCGCTCATGTCTTTGTTGTAGTGTTTCAGCCATAGTTACCAACTAGAAGATGATGGAACGTAAATCTCTGTATCGTCATGAATAATCACAGGACAATACATAGACATCATGAGGGAGTCAGCCAAGTTAGGCGATGGAATGCCAAGTTTGACTTTCATATCAACCTTGGTCATTAGCTCTAACTTGCCATTACCGTTAAACTTACGTTGAATTTGCGTAAGCTCTGCGAATAGTTTTTCTAACATCTGTTCGCCAATCGCTTCTTTATCGAAGCTAATCATGTCGTCAGGGTTTGCATATTCGCCATGCTCTACTGCTCGATAAGTTAAATAGAGCCTGTCAGCCAATGCATAGTAGAATTGTGCGCGCTTGTTTCTGAATACATCGCCGATGGTTCTACTATTGTCACCGCTAACTACCTCATCAGCCCATGCGCCAGATTGATATAACGCATCCTCATCGAAAGGAGACTCACTACCTTTGAACATGGTTACTGTTGTTTGCTTTCCAGTGAATGCGTCAGTAACTTGCCTGCGTAATGCCGCACCCAATCCGTCACCATCCCATAGGAAGTGATCAGCGCCATCTTGAATAGCTTGCTCCGTAGCCCAATCAGCGCCCTCGTTAACATCCATTAGCAAACCTTCTGCAACTTTGTTAACTACTGATCCCCTGCGTGAAACATACCCCTTGGCATCACCGCCAGTATCAGACGGGTCGTGAGTTGAAATGACCGCACCTTTAGCTTTCCATCCTAACTTCTTGTGTGCGTCGGTAGCAGCCTCTAACCATTCACGCTTAATAATAGCCATATCGCTAGCGCTTACTGGCTCACCCAACCAGATATGCCGATATAGCGTTGGATTCTTGCGTTTGCATTCCTCCATCTCTAATCGCAATACATCAGGGAAGTGAGGGTTGTCGGTATAGTTGGCAGTAAGCAAGCAAATATCATCAGGTGGGTTAACAACGAAACGCTGATAGGTGTCATCAAGAATGTTTTTCGGGTTAAAGCTCACCCATATCTCAGAGTTAGGCTTTCGAATTGTCGGGATCAGAATATCCCAACTCTCTTTTGTTACCGCCTCTGCTTCCTCCACCCAACAAACATCCACACCTTCAAGTGACTTAATCTTTGTCGGGTTATTCTTGATGCCGTAAAACATAAACTCAGCGCCAGTGCCAAGATGTTTAATCATAGTGCGCTGAATTTCGAACTCATTGTTATAGCCCTCTCTCTCTATCGTATCTTCAAGAAGCCTGATAACTGAGTCACTAATACTGTTTTGCAATTCACGAGCGCAAAGTATACGGACTGGCTGTCTTCTCGCTGCTTCAACGAGAAGCCTAGCTATTGCCCAAGATTTACCGCTACCCCTGCCACCTTTAGCGACTTTGTAACGGTGCGCCTCAATGAATGGCATAAAGATAGGGTTTATCTGTGTCATGCTATTTACCGAATAATGAGCTCATAGGTGATGTTTCTATTTGAATTGCGCCGCCATCAGCACCAGTAATTTCCTGTGTAACTTTGTCGCCATACTTCTTTGGAGACATTCTAGCTAGCGACCATTTTCGAGTATCGATCCTAAGCTTAGCCTTAGCTACCTCAGCGGAATCAGGAAGCACGTCATCAGCTATTTCTAGAATCTCTTCAAATAATGCATCAGCCCTTTGCTCTGTTGCCTTCGCGTATTGGTCTCGAAACTCTGCATTTTCGGATAACCAACGGAATACTGTCGCCTTACTTGGCATTCCAGATCTTCTACAAACCGATCGCAAGCTTTCTCCCTCTGCAAGCTTTGAACAAATGTCATGAGCAGTCTCAGGCATGTAATCAGACGGGCGACCACCTTTGTTTTTCTTTGTCACAGTGACCTCCTTTAATCAATTATCCAGCCCACTCGTAAATGAGCTGTGTAATTAACTATTGCATGAACAGGTCTAGTGCTTCTTGAGCTTCTCGCGCCGCTTTCTGTGATCGTGATACAAACTCACTTTCTGTCTGGCACTGTTTATACGCATCTTTGAATAACTCAAACTTGAGAGCGTCATCTTTTACGAACTCGATAGCTGCCTGAGCCGCTGCGGTATCATTTCCAACTAACCGTAATAGCTCTAAGCGCATTTGATTCTGTGCTGTAATTTCTGTCATTTGATGTTCCTGTGTGAAGTTAATCGCAACCATCATCACGTATCACTACGTTACTTTGGTCACTTCTAGTCTGTTCCTAGCAGTCAAGATATGATCACTCTCCTTAATGGATAAACGACTTATCTAATTGCTGATATATATATTTACTTAAGCTATACTAAGTAATTATCACTATACTTTGATTAATATCCTGTTAGTTTGCCCATGCACCCATGCTGGGCTTTTTTTATTCTTTTGGAATGCTTTTATCCAATTCTTCACGGAATTGAGTTGGGTTATCGAAACCTTGTGCTGCCATGATATTTCTCCATTAAAAAGCCCCTAATTACTTAGAGGCTCGTTGTTGTTCAATTTCCCGTATTGCTTTCTTGTCTGAATTACATTGCTCAATAACCGATAACAGGGAGATGTTTAACATTAACGATTCTCCCCATGTCATTTTTTCGGGTATATAGGGCAATAGACAATTAGCGGTTAGGTGTGCCGGTATCGCTATGTGCTCCACTGGCACGTATTCTTTCTGAATAGTCGTGCATCCTGATAAGAGCGTCACTAGGAATAGTAGTATTGGCGCAATCATTATTGACAAGAACAGTTTTGATAACCGTTTTAACTTTTTCAGAATCCACGGCTGACCTATTCCGCTCTTCGCTATTAAGTGATGAGACATTGTTGATAATCCTGAATGTTCGGTTGGCGTTTTCTGTGATTGAGTTTTGGCGTGAGAGTTGCTCAGTGAGTGATTTATTTTCTTTACTCAGTTCAATGACTTCTTTCATAGATAGCATTGAGAATAACAACATCGCTCCCCATAAAATAACAGGAACCCAAGGTGTTAATTTACTCATGCTGGATATGCCTTATGGGTTAATTGGAAATGAGGACCATCTTTAAATGTTTTCCAGTTACCGCCCCATTCGATATCAACACCTAACTCTTTCGCTGCTTGCATCATGGCATCAGCTACCTTTTTAAAGTATGACCAATCGTTCCAAGGGATCTGATTATTTACCAGAGGAGCACAATCAACAGCGTGGCCGGTTAAGTGACGACTATTCATCGTTTGGCTTTTGCCACTTGCAACTAATTGTCGCTGTCTGGCTTCGTTGCGCTTACCTTCAATCACCATAAAATCAATATCGGTAATTTCTAATGCTCGATGTACTACTTTAACCAAATCAGGATGAACGCCACGGAGGTTTTCTTCGCTACGTTTGCTCAATCTAAAATTACTCACTTTTCAGCCCTGCCTTACCCTTAATGAGTTTACTTAATCCATCTACACCGACATAACCAATGAATACACTAGCCAAATATGCCAATTCATGATTAAGGCCAAGTAGCGTTAAGAGGTCCTTTACAAACCATGCAAACAACGCACACATGGCACCATCAAATAACGTTTTCCTCCAGCCACCACCGTTGTATTTGCCACGTAGAATAGCCATACCAGTTGCCAGTGCTGCGCTAATACCTTGCTCCTTATGAGCAGCGATAACTTGGAATACTTGATCCCAAAATTCAGGGGTTTCTTTCATATGATTCATACTCACCCCCTTATTTGGAGGAATTAGTTAATAGAACGCCGACTCACAGCCCGTGTGTGAACGTGAGGTGTTATGATTGATTCTGTGGTCGGCATATACGAAAAAAGACCGCCTAAGCGATCTTCTGAATGAGTTGTTCGGAATAACCGAATATGTGAACTATCCGGAAATTCCGGAGAGTTGGAATTAGAGTTCACTCATGTTAAAACATAGCAACTTAACTTAAATGGAATTAGCTATGCTGAATGACTTAGAGCGATTTTTAACACTATCATCACTGGCCGTATTTTTCGGTTCAATATTACTAGCGTGCACGCGCCATAAAATGGGTGACAATGATAACTCACCATATGTTGTATTTTCTTACGTATTAATGATCTTATCAGCCATTCTTTTTGGATGGCTTGCATCAATAAATGGCTTGAGATTCCATTAAATAGCCTATAGAAGCAAAAACCCCGCCGAAGCGAGGTCTTGAAATTGTCGAGCGGTTCAAGGATGGTTTAAATCTGACGCTCCCCAGATTCTCATAACGCCTTCCCCATCAAGGCTACACGTCTTTCCGTAGTGTCAATCAACCCTTAGGTTAACAAGGTAAGCAAACTTAAGAGTCACGTAAAGCAACTTACCTTATAATTGTTGTCCATTTGTCCATTAATGTCAATAGCAAAGTTCAGCTATTTTCTTTACTTTAGCTACACGTTTACGATTATTCATTGCATTTCGCAGAGGTTCGTACAATAACCACTGAGCAGCTTTGAGTTTTTCGTCAACTTCTCTCCTGCAAGTCCTGTGAGATGGCTTGGCGTATTTATTTCCCCCTCTCGTTTGCATTTTGCGTGGTTTTGCAACTCGGTGATAGTAAGATGCAATCGACAGCTTAGATGAACCATGAGCGTAATAACTCAGTAATATTCCATATGCTTGTGTGTCAGTGGCGATGACTGAATCTACGACCTGAGAAATCAACATTCCTTCATCGTCATTGCACATAGGTCTTGATGGGTTTTTACTTGGCTCTACTGTTTGCATGAATTTATAAATCATGTTGATCATGCGAATATCGATACGACCAGAATATACCCATGCCCCCCACAGATTTAACCAACCATCTAGCCAGCGAAACTGCTCATCTGTTAATTCCTTTTCTCCGATATAGCTCATCTCGCCTCCGGTAATACTGTGTGGTATCTATCGCAACCTACTGAATACATGATCGGTAGGTTTGCTCTTCTAGCCCACCCCGTTTCTACAACTTCCATGAAGCCATGCTTTTTCTGAACTATAGATAAGTAACGCTTAGGCTTATTCCCTGTGCGTTCTGTTAATGCTCTAAACCTGCATTCTTCAATAGCTGCGATTAAGTCAGTAAACATTAAGCCACCTCCGAATATTGATCCTTTCGCCTTTTCTCATACCAACGGGCCCTACGAGTGAATATTGATTTCATTCGCTTGAGATATTCGATGTCGAATTTACGGACCGTGTTATCGTGCTCTAAACGAGTTACTCGCTCTTCGCCGATTTTATTGATGAGATTAATGCGGTATGGGATGAGATTACCTGACAGGTCCCTATTGCAGTGAACACAGCCAGCATGAATATTGAGTAAATTAAATCTTAAATGACTTGCTGAACCTCTAGACCTGTAATGACTAGCATCTACGGACCCACCTCTTACCCCATAATTTAAGGGCCGACCGCAAGCAATGCATGGCTGACCGTAGTCTCGCCAAAAGATGTATTTATTTACTGCCGCTTGGGCCTCTTTGTTCCAGTCTGATTTTGTCTTTAACTTTTCCTTTCGGATCCGCAATAACTTCCTTTCCTCAGATAAGCGTTTCCTACGGTCCTTTTCTTCGGTCCGTTTAATTTCATTTGAGGCAAATTTTATTGCACAAGATGTGGAACAAACTTTTTGGGTGGATAGGTAGGGAGTGAATTCTTTGTTGCAGACTTTACAGGTTTTGAGCTTCGGCTTTTTAGCCTTAGCCATACATCACCCCAAAATAACTCCAAGAATTAACATGGTGACAAACCATATTGCGACAAATTTTCCATAGCGTAATAAATTGGCATTAAACATTGGTTCAAACTCCTTTTGTGGTTTCTTTGGATATTTATGTTTGTGTTTATACTTGCTTCGATACCTCGCCATCTCCCTCTCCTTTGATTTTATCCATCACTTCCAAATGAGCGTATTCATCAGCACACTTGCTACACACGTAAATTTCTTCATCTGTTAGCGGTCTATTGCATGATTGGCAGTTCATTTTTTTACCTTCTGTCTTAACTCATTGGCGAAAATATTCACTCGATTTTGCTCTCGATTATCAACAAGGTTTGATAATTTAATCATCGTTCTGAATGACGGCCTGAACTCATACGCCTCACCACTAGAAACATTGTTTTGATTGCCATATGCATAGTATTTATTTTCTTTCCAAACCTCTACTTTTTCACCGCCATCATTAAATGTGATTACGCAATCACGCTCATCAGCAATACTGCATTCGTCGATCAGGTAATTTAGATAATCATCCCACTCTTTAAGGTATGGACGCTGATACATTCCAAATAACCAGTTAGCTCCGCACCGCATGGCATCTAAAATATTTTTAAGTTTCATCTCTCTTGCTGCTCCTTGAGTTATTCACTGTGACCGTAGTAGTTGTATTCATAACGAGTTGTACGCAGTTTTACGCCACTTTGTATCGCCCAAGCTGTCGAGTATTCAATTAAGCTGCTCATGCGCTTCTTGCCCATCTGAGACGTGCTCTCGCGTATATTTAATAACTCACCTTCAATTCCCCTAATTAACGGTGACTCCTTCGCTCCTGTCGTAACCATCCAGTGACCAGATACAAAGACATTCTTCCACTGCCATGATTTCAGTGGCTCATTGTTGAGTGTCATTTGCTTTGATACATCACCACATAGCGCATGAAACATGTCGTTCTGCGGTAGTGTTCGGCTGGATTCTGAGATTTTTACTTCTAGGGGGAATTCTTCGTTGAGGGGTAGAGCATTTATTGTGGCTATTAGGTTTTCACGTATTCGTTTATTTCTTAGAAGAAACTTTGTGGCTTTTTCCAAGTTAACCTCCTTGCATCATCCTTATCATTTCAACTAAATATTTAGAGCCTTCTCTGGCTTCACGAATGAATCGTTTTTTAAATTTCCTGATTTGTTTTCTGGTTGGCTTAGCCTGAAACTTAAAGTGATCCTCATCGCCATAAGCTGATATTTTTAATATCCAGAATCTGCGATTCGTATTGAAGTTAACGTAATAAACCATGACTTCTACTGGCTCACTCACTGTTAGATCTCCTGTTCCATGCTGCTATGGCTTCATGCTTATTATCTTTGGATCCTGTTGCTGATTTGCATTCAATGCACTCAACCCTGTAATAATCTGGATTGCATTCATTCTTGTAGGTTGTTAATGAAGTGATTCCGCACCCACAAAACGGGCATTTCTTGAGTTCTCTCATGCTACAACTCCCACCATTGATATTTTCGCTTAGCTTGCAAAATTAGCTCTTGCCAAATTTTCACAGCCTCAAGTCTTAATTTGCGCTCGTTCATCATTCACCCTCTGGCATTGGTGGGTGTGGTATCCAGTGAGTTATTGGATAATCGTCATCTTCAATAAACTCATCGTTATCGCTGATAAAATGGCTGTAAGAACGAGACCAAATCCAACCTTCAAAACATGAATCTGAACGCATGAACACATGCCACACAAACTTGCCATTCCAAAACCAACCTGCAAATACCGGCGTGTCCAGTTCAGGTAATCTCTCACTCACCTTAACCCAATTAGCTCCCTGCATTAGATGCCTCCTTTCGGTTTAGTCTTTTAACAAACGCATCAGAATCAATTCTTAAAAGGCGATTCATAACCTTTTCACAACGATATGGTTTGTGCATTTTTCGATTGCGATCCGCTGTCTTTTTTCCGCCTCTCACATATCTACGCTTGCGTATCATTGCCTCATCAGCGTAGAGCCACATCAACTTTTTAAATTCTGTTCCTTTCATCACTCAACACCTCGCTTAATTGCCCGCTTAGCTTCTCTGCGTATTGCTATTCCCATGCGTTCTAGCCAGTCTGCATATTTCAGTATTGCGTCTAGTTCATTTTCGAAAGTTGGAAGTCCATCAGTGCTGGTATCAATATCAATTCGCCCGAACTCATCGACCCTGACCGTTAAATCTTGCTCTACAGTTGTATGTCCATTGTTATGGGAAACTTTAAATCGCTTTAGTTTGTAATCGTCTTCAAGTTCATATCGGGTTAACTTCATCTTGGTTTGCTTGGTTTTCATTGCTAACTCCTCACGATTCCCACTCATAGCCGACTTTAATTGCCTTGGCTTTCTCAAGAGTATTTGTCATCACTTTCGTGTTAGAAATATTACCCCAGCAATTACACTCAACTGGCGTTAGGTAATATTCATTTTCTGTTCCATCATCTGATTTGTAAGTGTGACGAACCGGATCACCTAAAACCTTGGTGACGGTATGTGTTAGTAAGTTCATCTAAAAATCCTCTTGCTTATCACACTGGCACCCACTGTTATCAATACCCCAAGGGAATAAAGTGTCTAACTCAGTAAACCAACTTTTACATTTGTCACAGTAAAACACTTCCCACGGCATTCCGTACTCAAGAAGCCATTCAGTAACTTGTGGGGTGATTTGTATTGGTGGGATGCAAGAAACATCGAAATTTTTTATTTCTAGTTCCCGTTGTAGTGATTCAATTTCTAATCGTAGGTTTGATATTTTTTGTCTAGCGATAATTCTGTCTGTTTTTAGCTCTCTGTTTTCCTCTGTGAGCTGTTTACATTTTTCAAATAAACTTTCTGTGTTCATTCATCTAAAAATCCTCTTGCGTGTTAAACGTTGGCACCTTGGAATCGGCGTTGTTGTGGTCTGCTACTTTGTTGACAAATGCTAGATGCTTGAGCCTGATCGGTGTCAAGAAAGTGACCATTTTTGAATAATTGATAAACCGTTCCCAATTTCCCGAATCGGTTTTTTGTCACAATTATTTCTGCGTAAGCTGCTGCGGGGGAGTTTTCATTATAGACTGCATCGCGATAAAGCATGATGATGCTATCTGCATCTTGCTCTACACTTCCTGAGTCTCTTAAATCCGCATTGGTAGGTCGTTTGTTAGGTCTCTTTTCAACATCACGAGATAGCTGACTTAGTGAAATAACAGGCGTTCTAATGTTTTTAGCCAACCCTTTCAGCGTTGCTGAAATATGAGCAATAGCCAAATCATTACGCTCTGCACGAGGTTTCTCGATTAACCCTAAGTAATCAATCATGATCAACGATAATTCAGGATGGCGTTTCTTGTGTCGTGTTGAAATTGCAGTGATTTGTTCAACAGTTAACTTACTGGCATCGACGACCCAGACATTCAAGCCAAGTAAATTACCTGCACCCATAGATACCCTTCCCCAATCTTCGTCACTCATACGAGATGGGTTTCTCAATGCGCTAACAGATAGGTTTGCGGATCCTGCAATCTGACGTTCTACGATTTGCTGAGAATCCATTTCCATCGAGAAAATTAAAACGCCTTTTTTGGTATCAGTACCGATAACATTTTGAGACGCAACGCCTTCTGTAATTTTCAGAGCAATCTCTGTTTTACCCATTCCTGGTCGAGCGGCGATAATGACCAAATCAACAGGATTGATACCCCCCATAATTTCATCTAATTCGCGGAACCCAGTTTTTAGTGTGTCCGACTCCTCGCCTTTGTTAACACGATCTTGTAAAACTTCCGTGTAATCTTCGATTAGCGATGAAACATGAACGGGAGCAATATCACCTTTCGAGGAATGCATATCAGATGCCTGAGCAAGAAAACTTTCCATTGCCTCACTGGCTTGCTCAATGGTTCCGTTTTCAATCACACCACGCACAGAATCCATTAACTGGATCATAGCTCTACGGTTATGATTATCGGTCACCATCTTGGCATAGCCTTTTAGGTTGGCTGCGCTAGGGCAATCCTTGGCTGTTTGAATGATGTTTGCTAGGTGTTCACTTCCCATTCCTTCAGCAACCATCATCATATCGATGACACCGCGAGACTTGGCTTGTTTTTGAATAACTTGATAGGCTTCTCGATAGAACCTAACTGAAAATGATTCAGGCTCTAAAGTGGCCAAAACATCCGAGGCATCAGGTGTTAACCCTGAAATTAACAAACCGCCAATAACACTTGCTTCAAATTCCGTATTGATCACTTAAAACCCCCTGTCAGCAAATTTACCTTCTCGAACACCCGTCAACGTTGTTTCTCTTAGCAGATAATCAATATCAGCAGTCCAACCTGTATCGTTATCACCAAAATAAAATGGCTTAGCCATTCTCACAAAGGCTCTAACGTAGGCTCGCCAGCCATCAACGTTTGCCGTTGCAAGGTTTTTGATTATCTTCCTGATCCGTGTTTTACGTTTCTCGTTAGCTTCCACAGCATGAGGTAATCTGTCACCAACTTCCTCGTTGTAGGCATTGAGATATTCATCGTAGTTAATTGGAGTTGATTTTCTCTTGGTAGGTTTTACCGATTCTCCCCCTTTTACCTCGTGAGGGGTAAGGGGTGTATTACTTTCTTTCTTTTCTTTTGTAATAGTTTCTTTTGTGTGTCCCTGTTTTGGTGACAGCGCTGTCACGCTTTTGGTGACACTTTTTGTCACTGTTTTGGTGACAATGACACCGTTTTGGTGACAGTCAGGAATATCCCACTCAGTTAGGTTTTTATTAGGCCCTATCGCCATACCAACTTTCACTATAACTTTCATAGCGATAAGCTCATTTTTTGCCTTGTTAACTTTCTGTCTTGGTAGTCTAGTTAACTCTGCCAACTGACTGTCTGATATGCGGTCTGTTTTCTTATTAAACCCATAAGTTTTTCTGCAAATAGCATGAGCAACTTTTGCCTGATTCTTTGTTAGGTTTGCGCCAATTAATTCTTCGTAAAGCTCATTAGCTAATTTTGTATAGCCATTATCAAGATCTGCCACGTTAGGCCTCTCTTGCCGTCGTTGATTACCAAAATCTGCATATGCAACATTACTCATGCGATCCTCCTAGTAATTTCTCACGATGCTCATTTCTCAATTTTGCATCTTCGAATGCTTCCTTTAGACGTTTACTCCCTAACGGTGTCACTTCTCGTAACGTCTTATCTCGCATGATGTTTTTATGCACTTCGTGACGATTAAACCAATGATTAACCTTTTTCTTCATGGTATAATTCCCTTATTCCTAAGCTGTATCAGACAAGAGAAAACTAAATTTCCCTTGTCGTAATTACTGGTTATTGATACAGTGTATTTATTAGTTTAAATGGTTAAGTCCATTTGTTGAGAAGCCTCACCATTCGCAGTGGTTGAGGTTTTTCTTTTTGGTGCTTTGACATGTTCAAGCATCTGAATTAACGCTCTAGCCTCATCACCTTGCAATATCACTGTGTCATCTGGTGTCTCATACCCAATAGCAACTAAAAGCCTTGCACAACGTTGTATGAAGCTTAATTGCGTTTTAGATTGTTGAGATTGCCAGCGAGATATTTGTGATTCGTGAATACCCGTTCTTTTCGCTACTTCTCTAGCACCAGTAACAAGTATCCCTTTCATGATTTTTGATTCGATTTCTCGAAATTTGCGTTCGTTTGATAATTCCATAGTTTAAAGTCCTTCTTAGATTACTTCCCATATTGGGAACAGCAGTAATGATCCGTGGCTCATTCCATATGAGCGGATTGTTGATATGTTCCACAATGGCGGAACCTAAATTGTGAAAAGAGCGGGTGAAACTAAGCAGCAAGTAATTTTTTTTGGCTAATTGCCAGTAAGTCTTCAGCTTTTATTTTCCCTTTAGATAGGGCTTGGATTGTTTTTGCATAATTCGTTTTTCCAAAGAATTCTGTTTTTGGTAGAAAACCGTTATCAATCCATTTATAAACAGCTCGCTCACTTACTCCGCATGCCTTTGCTACTTCTGCAACGCCAATCTGTTTAATTGGCTCCCTTAAATCGTGCATAGAAGTCTCCTTAATGAACTTTCAGTACATATATTAATTGAACTGACAGTTCCTTTCAAGGTGTTTATTATTGAACGTATGGTACAAACTAATAATGTGCGTGAACTATTTGCCAAGAGGCTTGCGCAGGCTTCAAGAGATGCTGGTTTTGATGACCATGGCAAAGCGACAGAAATAGCTAATAAACTTGGCGTAACCACCAAGGCCGTTAGTAAGTGGTTTAATGCTGAATCACTACCAAGACAGGAGGTGATGAATAAGTTAGCTAAATTACTTTCAGTGGATATAGTCTGGTTGCAACATGGGCAAGAAAATGTAAATAATGCAAATGTTAGTAATCCAAGACCTTATAGACCAGCACCTAAATACCCTGTAATTAGCTTTGTTCAGGCTGGTAATTGGACGGAAGCTTGTGAGCCATACACGCTAAGTGAGATCGATGAGTGGTACGAGTCTGAAGTTTCTGTTCAAGGATCTGCTTTTTGGCTTAAGGTTGAGGGCGACTCAATGACGGCTCCAACAGGAGTTAGTATTCCTGAGGGATCATTAGTCCTAGTAGATACAGGAAGAGAGCCTATAAATGGAAGCTTGGTAATAGCTAAGCTTACTGACACGAATGAAGCAACATTCAAAAAGCTTGTCTTGGATGGAGCTAAATATCTTAAAGCGTTAAACCCAGCTTATCCCGCTATTGCTATAAATGGAAACTGTAAAATTATTGGCGTTGTAGTTCAAATGATGATGCGATTTGTCTAACTTTTAATCATTAAGAAGAGGATGCTTTGAGAATATTTTTTCTAATTATTATCATTGCTTTATCAGGTTGTGTAACAGGTGATAAAATATCATCAATACATTCTGGGATGAGTAAAGACAATGTTATATCAATAATGGGCAACCCTGATGGAGCCTCGTCAAGCAATGAGTATGAAATATTAATTTATGCTAACAGGCTGATGTCTGGTTGGTCTTATGATAAAGCCGACTATAAGTTTATATTTAAAAATAATTCTCTTATTGAATATGGACCAGAAAAAATAAGACAAGACAATGGCGCTTCGGCTATTAGAGCGATATCAGCACAACAAAGCCTGTTATTATGGCAACAACAGCAAAACATCTATAAAAAACCAGTAACAGCAACGAACTGTACAAAATTAGGTTCTACCGTTAACTGCACGTCATACTAACCTCATGCTTTTTATTTAATCCCTCTACCTGAGGGATTTTTTTCATCCCGCCTAAATAAATTAGTGATCAAGAGCTAATTTTAAATATTTACAAAAATAAATACCGTTTAAAAACAACAAAATATACTAAAAGTTCACTATGATAATAAAATATTGTACTTTTGGTTCTTGATTTATGTGAACTATTGGTTCAATATATAACTCATCGAAGGCAGGAAGCCATAGATAAACAGGATGTTCGCTCTTTTACAAATTAACTCCCGCCATTGTGGGAAAGTTTCAAAACTCCAAGTGAGTATTGGGATTGGTGAACGCTAAGGCTGATTAGCGGAACTTAGCGGGTTCAGATGGGTAAAGCAGAAGTGTGCATTGTAAGACAAGCTGCGTAAATAGCCGGAAAGCACAGTTACCCAATAAATCCAGTGAAAATCATGACGTGTATCCTCCTGACGGAGTGGTAGCTAACACTGGAAATAGTCTAAGTAGGAGATCAGCACCTACCACCAATCACCAATACTTACTAACCGAGGGTAAATTATGGCTCAAATTACTTACTTACCGCGCACTGGTAAGACAAATTCAAAGATGCGTCGTTATATCGCTAGAGGAGAATTAATGGCGCGTAAGGCTTTAGAGGAAGCTAATCGCGGTCGCACTACTGAGGAAATTTGGGATTCAATCATTAAGCCAGTTGATGAAACAGATGTGCTAGCAAGTCTGGTGTTAAGTCTTAAATCATCACCAGATGCACGCAAAACATTAAAACTGAAAAAACAGCCGAGCAGTGAGTTCGGGGTTACTGCGAGATAGGAGATTAAATATGTACAATACATTTAAATTAATTCAAGCGCATTGGGTGCCACGCCCTAACGAAGAAACAAAGAATATCGATATTGAAACATTCAATAGAGCCAAGAAAGATGCCATTAAAGAATTACAGAGTCAGATTAATCATATTAATAGAATGGAATTACAACAATATAAGTTTCACCTTAACTACCAGTAAGTTAACTAATTACAGTCCATCAAGGTGGGCTGTGGTGAGTTGATTAATAGGAGTAAGTAATGAAATACGATGTAGATATTGATTATCAAAAAAGTTGCATGGCTGGCACTAAAAACAGATGGACAGTTGTATTTTCAAACTTCGATTATGGCGAATGTTTCAGCTACCCAGTTAAACCCACTAAGCGCCAGATAAGAAAGGCTAGAAAATCAATGCCATCTTGGTGAGTTGATTAATAGATAGGAGCTGCAATGAAATGTAGCAACAAATATTGCCAAGACGGCATTGAGTTTATTACCTGTTGCTCTGGTCGTGAATGTGGATGCATGGGGCAACCAGTAGCGGCAACCAATTGCAAGGAATGCAATAAAGAGAATAGAGAGCCAACAGACGAGCGAGTTATTCAAGAGATGCAATACCTTGAATGGCTTGGTGATTAATAGATAGGAGATAGAGATGGAAAATAAGCATGACCGAATGAGATTCTACTCGACCTATAGCAGTAAAGCTGAGAAAAAACACATGCGAGACGTTGAAGTAAAACGCTTGATGGCACTTGGTCACACAAAGAAATTTGCTAGGCAAGCGGCAAGGCGTGTTTAGTTAATAACGGAGGGAGTATGCATAAATGCCAATACTGCGGATATATGTTCGAAGATAACAACATGCAACGAATATCTCTGAATATGGTTGGTAGGCCTTACAACATCTGCAAATCATGTGCAGATAAGTATAAGAAAAAAGGCGTGTGGAACAACTCAAAAAATGACATCAATTGGAAATTAGTTCCTTGTGTTGACGAGAGCTAGGGAATAACGGAGGGAGTATGACAGATAAACTTTATACCTACGGAAATATGCCAGATAAAAAGTCACCGCTAATTTACGAAAAGAATAGGAAGCCTGATATCGCATCACTGCGGGATATGTTTGCAGCAAAGGCTATGTAGGGTGATTTAGCTTCTCAGAGTGTGAGTCTAGGTCACTTTGCAAATGACGCTTCAGAAGAGTCACTAGTAAATAGAGCTAATTTCTACTACCGCATGGCAGATGCAATGTTAAAGGCTAGGGGGTGATATGGAATTTAAAGGTAGTAAATCACCATGGAATTATGATGGAAACGTCCGTGGCGCTGTAGAAGGCTATATTGATGATTTGGTTGCGTCTGTTTATCCAATGCACTATGAAAATGCAGAAGAAATGAAAGCTAACGCCCATCTAATCTCAGCGGCACCAGAGTTATTACAAGCCCTACAATTGATTGTAAATTATCACGACGATGGAAATGAAGGTTTGCATCGTGAAGATTTAGAAATGGCTCGTAAAGCAATCGCAAAAGCCCTCGGTCAGCAGTAACCCACCACTTAATCATTCATATCGCTATTAATAGTGAGGAATACGCACATAAGGAATTAATTATGAAATTGAATATCACAGTAGATTTAGATTGGTTAGAAGAAGATGGAAACATTGATGAAGAAGTTAAATATCAAATTATACAGGGTGTAAAAAGTGCAATTTCCAAGCAGTGTTTGGATAAAGTAGAAAAACAAGCATCTGAACAAATCAACAAAGCAATTGATGAATCAATAATGTCAGCGAAAAGCGCGATTGAAAAGAAAGCGATAGCATTTGCTGATGAATGGCTAGAAAAAGAAGTAACTGTTACCGACAAATGGGGTGATGTGCAAGATTGCCTTACAATCACCGACCTTATTAAACGAACCTTTGATAATCTTCTGGAGAAGAAAGTTAGTGATAACGGAAGTTTTATCGATGGTTATGGAGGTGGGACACGATTAATTACATGGCTAACAGACAAACGAGTTAAAGATGTCGTTCAGGAAAAATTAAAAGGTATCAATAAGGATATTGATCGACAAATCACGGAAGCTGTCAACGCTGGAATTCGAAAAAATGTCTCTGATAAGTTTGCTGAAATGGTTGTAATGACAGCACAGCATCAAAACGCACTCGAACACAAGTAACCCACCGCACCAACACCAGATAACCACCCTATCGCTCACCTAGCGAGGTAACAATGAAAACTAACTATTACAGCGCTATGCGTGATTGCATGGCGGTGCGTATAACTACGCCTTTTTTACAACTCGCACGTCAAGCGGCAAGGATAGCCGTCTCAACTAATAACAAGGATGTCTGGCGGTTGGCGAGTCAACTACAGAAGATGGCTTACGGGAGGAAAGTATGTCACTGACCATACGTTACACCTATGCAGATATGACAAGTAGAAACCGAAATAATGGCACGGAAATAGCCTTTCAGAATCTTAACGATGTCCGCATTGAAACAGAATCATTCAGGGAACTTACTCAGTATTACCAACCTGAGCCATCAGAAGTCGTTGATTACATCATTAATCAGTATGACGCAAAGTCACTCGCTGCGGCTATTCATCTCTCAGGACGAGGGGAAGTAGTCGCAAAGATACTCAATGAGTTGTATTTCAGGAGGGTTGCGTGACTCAGATTCTAGATATGTGCTGTGGTAGTCGATGTTCTGGTTTGACAAGGGAAGATAACCGGGCAATTTACAGCGACATCCGCGCAGAGAAACAACTTTATGTGATGGCAGGAAGTTAAATATCACACCAGACATTAATCGCTGATTTTAAAACCTCCCCTTCTCTGACGGCTCGTTTTATCAAAGTTATATTCGAACGCCTCATTTAATTAGAGTTGGCCACAACGCTGGATGTTTAAAAAGTACGGACGATTAAATAAAGAATCATGGAAAGACGATTTATCAAAAGATTTAGTGAAGCATTTTAGAGTGTTGAAAGCCAAACGGAACATTGGCTTTCAAGTGGAATGAAACGCAATACTACCAAGCAAGTTTAGCGCTAACTGACCAAAAACCAACAATAGTCCAGCGTGTCGGCAAGAACGATAATAACGCATTGGGTCTGTTTATTAAGGGAGGTTGAATGATACCAACACCCACGGACTCAGAAACGACTGGTACGAACGCCAAATGGAACGAGAAGCGTTTGTTAATTCTCAGGAAGAGAAAATATCAGTTGATGAGGTTATGGATAGCCTGCCAGAAGAACTGTTATGTATGGATTTAGCAAGGAAGTTAAATCCGGTATTTGAAATTAGCCCCCAAGCGCTGGATGCGGTTTTAGACGGAATTAGAACAGCGATACAGATTGGGATAGATAAGGAGATATTGTGAGCACGTCAATTATTGAGTTTGTGCAACAACAAGAGTCATTATTTTGTAACGCACTAACAGATCAAACAATCACATGGGCCAAGGAAAGCCAGTTTGCAATTCAGGCATTCCAACGAAATGACGAGCTAGCAAGAGTGGCTATGGAAAACCCCGCTAGTGCTCAGAATGCCATTATTAACGTGGCGGCTATTGGGATTACATTAAATCCAGCAAGTAAGTTGGCGTATTTAGTGCCAAGAAAGGGTTTTGTTTGCCTTGATATCAGCTATATGGGCCTCATGCACCTAGCTCAGGCCACTCAAGCTATCGAATGGGGTCAATGCAAGTTAGTCCATGAAAATGACGTTTATTGAATCTAATGGCCTAGACACCCCACCAACCCACAAATATAACGCATTCAGTGATAGAGGTAGTGTTATTGGTGGTTATTGCACAGTAAAAACAGCAAGTGGAGACTATCTCACGGAAGAGATGCGATTGGATGAGATAAAGGCTGTTGAGGCTACGAGCAAGTCAAGAAATGGCCCATGGAAACATGGTGGGATGAGATGGCTCGTAAAACAATTGTGAAAAGAGCGAGGCAAAATACTGCTCGCGTGAAAGGTTTAGTCAAGCCATTGATTATGTGAACACCGAAGCAGGCGAAGGCAATGATTTTTGATGTGCCAGCAAATAAAGCAAAGGACATAACGCCAGCAAGCGAGGATCAAACTAAAAGCTATCACGGACTTGATGCTTAAAAGTTAATGGCGAATGGAGTGACGCATTCTTCACATTCATTTAGTAAAAAATTCAACCATCAAATATCCCATCCAGAGCAATTAACCACATTTGAAGCCAATACCATTATCGACATGCTAAGGAAAAAGGCAGAAGGAAAATGATTAGTTAATGACATCATTCTAAGCAAAACAGGCATCGATTTAAACCAAAGTAGAGCAAGGAAGCGGAAGAGATGGATGTCTATCAGGCTCGGTGTAGTAACCGCCTCTGAGGCATGGAAGGTTATCTCTAAGCCAAAAGTCAGGGAAAAAAATGGACAGACACAAAGAAAACATATTTTAAACACCCTTATTGGTGAAGTCTGTACAGGAGTTACAAGGAAGATATCAGCAAGGACGCTGGAATGGGGTAAAAACTACGAATTTAGAAGCAAGGAATGACATTCGAGTTTTACACCGGATTTAACGGCACAAGGAAGTGCCAATAATATTTAAAGATGAGCAACTACGGATGGCTTGCTCACCAGACGGCATTTGCAGTGATGGCTCTGGATTAGAGCTTAAATGCCCTAATAACACGGACGTATTTATAGACTTGGCATTGAATGGAATCGATGCAATGAAAAAGGAATATGTGGCTCAAGTTCAATATTCCATGTGGGTTACAGGTAAGGATATCTGGCACTTTGCAAATTTTGACCCACGCATGCCGGCAGGGAAAGAAATCGCATATTTCCCTGTTGAGCGTGACGAAAAAATGATGAAAGAATTCGACGAGTTAGTGCCTGAGTTCATCGAAGTAATGGATCAGGGATTAAACAAGTTAGGCATTCAATTTGGCAATCAATGGAGTGTATATGGCAAGTAAAGGCGTGAATAAATGTATTCTCATTGGTCACTTGGGTCAGGATCCGGAAATCCGCTATATGCCATCAGGTGGCGCAGTAGCAAATCTCACACTAGCCACATCGGAATCGTGGCGCGATAAGCAGACTGGTGAGATGAAGGAGAAAACCGAGTGGCATCGCGTGGTAATTTTCGGCAAATTAGCCGAAACTGCAGGTGAATATCTGAGAAAAGGAAGTCAGGTATACATAGAAGGTTCTCTGCAAACCAGAAAATGGACAGACCAAAGCGGTCAAGACAGATACACAACGGAAGTGGTGGTTAATATCGGCGGTACGATGCAAATGCTAGGCGGTAACGGTGGTAATCAGGCAGGAAGCCAGAAGCCACAAAACCAAGGATGGGGCCAACCTCAGCAACCGCAAGCACCAAAACAAGTATCGAGCAATCAAGCACCACAAAGTGAACCTACGATGGATTTCGATGATGACATCCCCTTCGCCCCTATCGTACTCCCCTACCCACGCCACGCTATTTATGTGATTTAACCAAAGGATATAAACATGAATAAATGCTGCTTATGCAAGAAAGAACTTGATGACTATAACGGGTATGAGTACCGAGGCTTTCATTCCTGCGAAGAGCATTTTGATGAAGTGTGCGACCGAGTTGACAGGAAAAGGCAGGAAATTATCAGTCGCCATGACTCTATGTCTAGACCACTAAATGGATTAGATATAAGTCCAGACAACCCTGTCGGGAAAGCTAACCGAGAATTACTTAAGGGAAGTATCGAAGTTTGTAGTAAAGAAACTTTGTTAGAAAAAGAGTATCGCAAAGGAATTATTTAATTAACCAAAGGATATAGCCATGCCTGTAACTACTGAGGTGGTAAAAGTCTATTACTCGCCAACTAGGAATAGGCGATATTTCAGCAAGGAAGCCGCAATAAAAGCCGAAGCCAAGGCGCGAATATTCAAGAAATACCCGTCTGAGCCGTATGAATCCGACACTGGATATGCTGGCTATAACATTTGGGATGATAGGCCTGAATTCTATCAGCGCGCATTACGCTTTCTTTCTTATCTAATAAAGAAAAACATCAACTAACTAAGGGAATATTTGCAAGGATGCAAACAGGAGATAGATATGACAAGTAAATATAATTGCCCAGAATGTGGATCAGCTGTAAATGCATGGGCTGATTTAGATACAACACTAACATTTCAAATCAATAAACACGGGAAGTTGGTCAAGCGTGAAATTAAAAATGCACAGCAATCAGATGGTCGTTGTGGCGTTGAATGTACTAAATGTAATTGGACTCTGTATGCTGATAGTGATTATTCAGAATACCCCCATTTCGAAGAGTTAGCATTACAAGCTCTTGCTCACGAAGAGGAAATAGAAACCTTAAGTGTGAAGTCAAAATATAGTGACTGACTCGCAGGGATGCAATAAGAGGAATGAATATAATGAGACGAATAGATTTAATTGTTATAATGTATTAACAATTAATAACCGGCGTACAAAAAATGACTAATTTAAACCAAAATGATGATGCATTTTTCCATTCAATAAAAGAATTAATCAACAGTAATCTTGGTCAAGATGTAGATATTGAGATGTTGAAATTCATTACTGAATTTTACTTTCTATTTAGTGTGATGGAGATGAAATTAGCAGGCGGAGATTTCACCTTAGATAGAATAGATTACATAGCTAATTATGTCGCCAAAAAGGATAAAGAATCAGAAAGTATTGATAAAATATATAACTTCCTTAGAAATAGATATAGTAATGATGAAAAACATCAAGTTTTAATGAGTGGGCGAAAAAAAGCTATTGAGCTTTACTCAAAAATAGTAGCAGAAATTGATGAAGGTGATACTAGTTTAGTATCAAAAATTAAAATTATACTTATAGTTCTTTACAGAATAAGAAATAATTTATTTCATGGTGCAAAGCTTGAGCATGATTTAAATATTCAGAACATCTTATTTACCAATCTGAATGACGCATTAAAAATAATATTAATCTAGTAATAAACCACCCTGCTAACGCAGGGTTTTTTATACCTAAAACTCAGAGTAACAATTAATGCAAATAATCGGATATGTATTACTCATGCTAATACAGGGTTCTGCTGTGCCTGTTACGGAAGATATATACACGCAATCGGAATGCAATAAACGTGCTGAATATTTAATGTCAGTTAGGAATGTTGAAGTTGTTTGTGGTGAGGTGATTCGTGAAAGTAATGACAGATAAAGAATTAGTTGATGTAGCAATAATATTGGCTGGTAAGTTTTATTCAATGATGGGGTATTCACATAGAGAGGGTTTTAAATACTGGGAATCACCTCACCCACAAGAAAGACCGGTCTTTGATATGGCTTGTGAAGCATTGGAAATAATTAGAGGCTCCAATGTAATGGATGCGATTGATAATATGGAAGATGAAAATGAATAAATACACCGAACTATCTGACTTTGAGATAATAAAAAGGTTGCTGAGTATCTTAAATTAAACACAATTGCAATACGAACGTACTGAAATAGTTTTGTTTGATGATATGGATGCAACGCCTTTCGACCCATGCAATAACCAGTCTGACGCATTCCCTCTAATTATCGATGTAAAATTATCAATTCATCCTGATTTTTATAACGACTGTGAATCGTGGGTTGTAAGAACTGTACATATTCCCCCAGTCAAAGATGAGAGCCTTACAAGAGCCATTTGCATTGCTTATTTATTAATGAAGGATGCGGAGAATGAAGAAGTATGACCTTATTTTGGCTGACCCGCCTTGGCAATATAATAATAAAGTATCAAACGGCGCAGCAGATAATCATTACAACACCACCGATTTATATTCCCTCTCTCGATTACCAATAGAAAAATACTCCTCTAAAAATGCCGTACTCTGTATGTGGTACACAGGCAACTTTGCACTCGAAGCTATTAAACTAGCCGAAGCATGGGATTTTAAAGTTAAAAACATGTTCGGGTTCGCATGGGTGAAATTAAATAAAAATGCAGGAGATAGAATAAATAAAAAACCTCCAGAAGACTTTTTCGATTTCATGGAAATATTAAACAACGAGACGAAAATTAATTGCGGTAATTATACCCGTCAAAATATCGAAATGTGTTTAATCGCCACAAGAGGTAATGGATTACCTCGTCAATCTGCAAGTGTTCGACAAGTTATTTATTCATGTCTAGGTGAGCACAGCGAAAAGCCAAAAGAGGTACATCATCGTTTGGAGGAATTATACGGAGATGTTCCTCGGCTCGAATTATTCGCTCGTGAGAAATACGGTGATTGGGATGTATATGGCGACCAAGCAAAAGAAAGCATTCAATTAATATAGGTAAATTATGGACATTATCGACTCAGCAAATGAAACAAACGAATTATATATTCAAGTGTCATTATCAAATCGCAAGGTAGCAATTAAATCATATAGCGGGATGTGTATCTGGTGTCACGAAGAACCGGTCGCACCTAATAGCGCATATTGCAGTAAAGATTGTGGCGATGATCATGAGCAGTATAAAAGGAAGAATGGATAGGAGGGTAAAATGGAAGGGATGACCATGCCAAGAAAAGAAGCTGCCGCATATATTGGTATATCAGAAGACACTCTCTCTCGTTGGTGCAAGCTAGGATTGATTGCATACACAAGAAAGGACCCATCAAAGAAAAACTCGCCATACCTATTTACGAGAGCTGCGTGTATTGCGGCAGCTAATAAATCAATTCACAATATACCAGTGAACGCTGGTGAGACACGAGAGGGAAAATCATGTCTTTATTCAGAAGAGGTAAAATATGGTACGGAAACTACACGACGCCAAGCGGTAAAAGAATCAAGGAATCTCTTGGCACAGAGGACAAGAAGCTCGCGCAGGAGTTGCACGACACAAGAAAGGTCGAGTTATGGCGCATAGAGCGTCTTGGTGACTTTCCTGATGTTACTTTCGAAGAGGCTATAGTTCGATGGATTGAAGAGAAAGCAGACAAAAAATCACTGGATGACGATAAAGGTCGGCTTTCTTTTTGGTTAGATCACTTTGAAGGTTACCGACTTAAGGATATTACAGAAGCAAAAATATATTCCGTTATCAATAAGATGGTAAACAGAAAAGCAAGGGAGAGATGGGAAAAACAAGCGGAATCAGCCAAAAGAAAGGGAAAGGAAATCCCTGCATTTACTGATGTCCCTGTCAGTAACGCAACCAAAGCAAAGCATCTCGCCATCATGAAATCTCTGTTAAGAGCTGCTGAACGTGACTGGAAATGGTTAGAAAAATCTCCCGTTATCAAAGTTCCAACAATCAGAGAAAAGCGGGTTCGGTGGTTAGAACATCATGAAGCTAAAAGACTGATTCAAGAATGCCCTGAACCACTGAAATCCGTAGTTACATTTGCATTGGCCACTGGATTAAGGCGATCCAATATTATCAATTTAGAGTGGAGTCAAATTGATATGCAAAGGAAAGTTGCATGGATAAACCCAGAGGATAGCAAATCAGGCCAAGCAATTGGTGTTGCTTTAAATGACACTGCTTGTCAGGTTCTTAAGGAACAAATAGGAAACCATCACAAGTGGGTATTTGTTCATACTGAATCAAAGAAGAGACCAGACGGAACATTAACACCAAGCGTTAGAAAAATGCGAGTTGATTCTAACACAGCATGGAGAGCAGCGTTAAAAAGAGCAGGAATAGAAAACTTCCGCTTTCATGATCTGCGCCACACATGGGCGAGCTGGTTAATTCAGTCCGGAGTTCCGCTTTCAGTATTACAAGAAATGGGCGGATGGGAATCAGTTGATATGGTTAGAAGGTATGCTCACCTAGCGCCTAATCATTTAACTGAACATGCAAAGCAAATAGACAGTATTTTTGGCACTTGTGTCCCAAATACGTCCCACTTAAGAAAAGTAGAGAATTTAAAATGA